CTTCCATTATGCGTACATGTTTACTAGGTCAACTGGAAGTTTGTATGTCTTACCGTCAGAGCATTTAGCCAAGATTGGGTACTTTTTGCTACGTGGTTTAAGACCCACGATTGTAAATGTTTTACCGCTGCGTTGGAACTCTTGTCCAAGGTCCATGTTAATCCCAAGGATTGTCTTGTAGCGATTAAAATCAGTGGCCTCTTTTGACATTGTGATGCCACCTTCAGCAACTGTAGCTACTTGAACTTTAGTGGTAAAATTATCGCCAGTAAAGCGAGTGCTTCCAAGTTTAACCTCTAGACCGTATTTTTCAGCCACTTGCTTAAGAGCTGCTTCAAGTTCAGAGTTGATTTGACGGATGTTTTGACGGTTGAATGCTGTTACTTTTTTCATTGTGATTGTTTTATGTTTAACTTTTAATTACAGTATAAATATAATAAAAAGGATTGACATAAAAAAATCATGTGGCAACTTTTTTGCACAAAGTTATTAACAATTACTGTTTTGTAACTGTCATGTGTCTAAAGAAGTACCACCAGCCATAACCAAACATCTTGCCCTTAATAGTATCAAGTACTTTCTGGTGATCTGTATTAAAATGGTTGTTAGCATCTTCCATGTTGTCAAATTCACCTTCAGCATGGTTGTATATTGTAACCCGATCAAATGTGCTCAGGCTTGCCAAAAGTCGTTCTCTGCTACTTTCTGCTAACTCTTTCCAGGGCACAATTATATTTGGACAGCTATAATCATTGAAGAGAATATTCTTGTCGTGGTAAATTGTCTTAATCAGCGCTTGGTCTACATCAGATACGTCTGCAATAAGGCTTACTCGATCCACAGAGTCTAAGAATTTACAAGCTGAAATGGCCGATGTGTAATTGTAAAGATGGTCGTAGACTGGAATGTGGCCGGTTGGTTCCATGTTAGCATACTTGTTAATATAGTAACTTGCGTTCGTGTTAAAATCAGCATATTCTTCAGCTGACATCCGGCCTGAATCTGAACCATCTCTGCGTACATAAGTATACATCCTTCTTGGTATATGTAGATGCTTACCTCGAGTTAAATTATAGAACGTAAACAGAGTGTCCGTTGAGGTTCTAGTATTTTTGTTCATATGCATGGCGCTTTCGGTCGGTCTACGCATACATCTAGCATGGCCGTACATATTATATGAGGATCTGTCTTTCCAAAGTTGGTTGACATCATTCGTGGAACGATAGTTAAACTCGGCGACATAGTCTTCCGGTGGCTTTACAAAGAAGTACTGTTGTAATTGACCTTCGGTGTTGGTCATTGTTGAGTCACCATAAATACTCATAGCTTCCGGGTACATCTCGAAATGATTATGGTATGTCTGTAGAATGTTTGGGTCGATTATATCATCTGAGTCCAGATCGAAATAATAATCATAGTCCAAATGCTGAAAGAAGTTCTGATAGAGATAGAGTTCTCGCTTCTCCTTCACATCATAGTACATAATCCTCGGATCATTGACCTTTAAGATCTCATTCTTAAGCCAAGTTCTGTATTCTGGATCTGCACTAAAGTCATCACCAATGATTAAAACCCAGTTCTGATAAGTTTGACTAAGCACATTCTTAAACGTTAGTTCAAGATGTTCTTGTGGGTTATTATAGAACGATGTTACTAGTAGAAACTTCTTATCTTGATTCATTCTTTACTTCTAATATTTTCATTAAGACTTGATCTGGTGATGGCTGACACTTAAACTCTGTAAATCCTTCAGCACATTCTGGCACATAGTGCATTCCGTTGATACTGCCCCATTCTTTAACCGAATACTTTGGATTAGAAGCACAGAAGAGCTTACATTCACCACCAATAAAATGGAATTTGTAGTCTTGTGAACCATTGCGCCATGGTGCAATCTTTTCTGGTCTGATTGAAGAACCAATCGTAAATATCTCTGATTCTGTTGTACCGGCGACATGCATCGGTCCAGCATCAAAAGTTACAAGACCATAAGCATTATTTAAGATGTGCCAAAGTTCACTGATCGGACTATCTGTAAGATCGCAGTAGTTTAGATCTACGCCTTCAAGTTGAATTGTATTCTTATCTAGATGGCCGTTAAATGTAGCCTCTTTATGGCTCATGCCAATCGTTACAATCTTAAAGTCAGTATGTTTTTTAACAAGATCAACCATGCGCTGCCACTTCTCAATCGGCCAAGTTCTTGAAGGCCAATTCTCGGTAACGTGAAAGACTAGATAGTTCTTGTCTATCTTAGCTGCTCTTTCGCCAATTGGATCTGGAATAAACTCACAATGTAATTCATCTGGATATAGGTACATCCCAACGCCCATTGCATGAAGTTGTCTAGCCTCTACATTGTGCAACTTCATTTCAATTGCTCTATTGTAGAAATTATCACCGGCCATGCCGTAGTTGGTCTTGATAAACTGGTTGTAAGTCTCAAAGACCTCAGCCCATTCACCTGGCCATTCTTCTGTGTAAGGAATAATATTGTCTACATACGGATTATTCTTAAAGATCTCTGCTCTGTGGGTCATCACGTCGATCTTATGCCCATAGGAGAGTGCTACCTTTCTAATCGTAGGAGTCGAGCACAGAGTGTCTCCAAGCGGCTTACACGATACCTTAACAAGTACCTTCTTGTTGTTCGGTCCTAGTTCTAGCATTCTTCTTCAGCATTGATCTTCTCAAATTCATAATTAGGCTTGATGAACTCATTCAAGGCTCTGCCCTGTGAGTCTGCCATGTTGAAAAGATTCCAATCTGCTAGTTCAACGTCCTTATAAACATAAGTCGCATGGTTAAAATGAACTGTCAACGTTTTATGTTCAACGTTATACGCAGCTGTTTTAATCGTAGATGAATTGTACTGTGAAATTGTGCTCGTTATCATATGTAAGTCTTTACAACTTATATAATCAACTTAGAGATTGTTTATCTTTCTTTGATCTTAATGCCTTGTGTTGTTAGAATATCTTCTAACTCTTGGATCGCTCTAACGATACTACTAACGTCAATCTCTTGAGTACCTGTATTACCACCTCCACCGGCAGCTTGAGCTCGAGGAGCAGGTGCAGGACTACTGTCACTACTAAAGAATCCTGTAAGTTTATCCACAAGATTAGAAGCAGCGTTCGAGATGCTAGATGAAGCTTGATTGTTTGTATCACCGGCTTCAGCAACAGTACCTTCAAAGTCAGCGATCATACTTGCTAGTTCTTTAACTGCGAGGATCAGCTTATCTCCAAGTTGAGCAAGAGCATTGTTTTTACCAGCGCTAGCAAGATATGCTAGAGCCTTAAACATGTCAGTAGATGCCTTAATTGCTTCTACGTTCATTGAATTTGAATGTGCTGCAATTTGACCGTATGCACCAGCAACTTTTGTCATTGAACTTGCATAAGTTTTCAGATATGCATTCATATCTGAAATTCCTAGTGCTTTTGCTGATTCAGGACCAATTGGTTGTACAACCGCATTTACAAGTTTACCTATTTTTTCAACAGCACCACCAGCAACAAGTCGCGTAAATTTACCAAATGCATCGGCAATCATGTGAAGTGGTTCTGCAAGTGTCTTTAGTTTAGGTGCCAGTTCAGCAAGTTTAGTAAGTATTTCAAGAGGCGAAGGTTGATCTCCTCCAAATAAACCTGCAATACCTTTTAAAAGACCTCCAATAAGTTCACCAGCTCCTCCAACTACGCTTGCACCTGCAGTTGCTCCTACAAAGACTAACCATGCAACACCCAGTGCTGCTACGCCTAATGCAAGACTTAATAGATTGTCAACACCGAGTTCATTCTTGATTCTTGCGAATGCATCGATGATAGCATTGATCGGTGTCATCAAGGCATCTGTAAAGTTTTTCGAGATAGCACCTAAATCTGGCATAGCGCTTAAGATCCAGGCAACTGCTAACATACCTGCTGCGATTACAATCATACCAACCACACCTAATAAAAGACCTACTGCACCAATACCGCTTGTTGCAATCAAGCCAATAACAAGTGCGGGTACTGTAAATAATACAAGTGAAAGTGCAACTGCCATACTCCAGTCCATTGGAGGTGCACTGTTAAAACTATCTGGCATCCATGTAAATATCCATGCTACACCAACTATTGCAAGTGCAACTACAACCATACCGATTGCTCCTTTTAGCATACCGCCGTAGCCAATTCCCATCTTGTCGAATAACATAGTCAGAACTGCAAATGAGATACCAAATGCTAAGATAGCTATACCTGAACTTTTAGACCATTCGATCGGAGGTGCACTCCAGGTGCCTTCTAGGAATGAGAATATCCAAGACACTGCGCTGATGGTTACTGCAACTAGAATAGTCGCCAGAGCACCTTTAAACATATCATTGTAGCCAACTCTAAATTTAGCAAAGAGTACGGTAAGTATTGCAAACGGCGCTCCGAATGCTAAGAGTGCAAGACCAGCTGTTTGTGTCCATTCTACTGGAGGCGCATTCCAGGTATTGCCTAACATACCGAATATGAATGAAATACCTACGATTGAGGCTGCAATAGCCGCCATCGCTACGGCACCTTTAGCAATATCTTTAAAGCCAACCTTTCTTGACTGTAAAGCTTTAGTAACTAAGGCGTATGTAATACCAAATGCCAGTATTGAAAGACCAGCAGTCAACGACCAAAGAGGTGGTGGTGCGATCCATGTGTTACCTAAAGCGCCAAAGATATATGCAATACCGGTAACTGATGCTGCAATAGCCAACATTGCAGCTCCACCTTTAGCAATATCTTTAAAGCCAACTCTTCTTGATTTTAAGGCTTTAGTAACTAGAGCATATGTAATTCCGAATGCAAGTATATTTAAACCTGCTTTAAGTGACCATTCTACAGGTGGTGTTTTATATGTACCTGGTAAGAGTGAAAAAGCTAACGCTGTCGCAACTATACCTGCTGCAATTATTGGTATAATTAAAGAAGATTGTAAAGTATCTTTTATGTTCATTTTACCAGGCCTGCTATTGCCAGCTCTAAGGAAACCTTTACTACCCCTAGACTTTCCTTTCATTAGTTGAACAACTAAGCCTAACGCAGTTCCGAATATGAGAACAGCTATACCTGCTGTAAAGACAAATGCAAGTGTATTACCTGTAATATTTGGAATTCCTACTGATTCAAGAGCTTTAAATGCAAGAGCAGCTGAGACAATACCTATTGCTATCATTGGTATCACTAACGCTGACATAACTATATCATTCTTTGATAATTTAGCTGGTTTTGATTTTGCAGTTCCAGTAAGATTCATTAGTCCTGGCGTCTCAGTCTGTTTACCTTTTACCATACTGACCACCATACCAATCGTAACACCAAAAGCAAGAATTGCTAAACCAGCAATTGCGATGAATTTAATCAGACCTGTATAGTCTAGACTATTCATGGCTGTAATTCCTTTTTGTAAGTAAGGTGCTGCCTTTGCAAGAGCTACTGCCATTAAACCACCAATAGCAAGGTAGGTTACTGCTTTAAGAGCAAAGATACCTATTCCTTTAAGATCCATCTTCTGGTTTCTTTTCCTAGAATTATCCCTTTTAAGGAGTGATTCGGTCTCGCTACCTCTCTTAGAAACTACAACCTCTTTAGCTAGTAATGTTAAACTTGACATAAGTGCAACTACACCTGCTATCGGCACCAATATTTTAATTAGACCTTCAACCTTGGCAACGTCAGCATCAGTTACATTAATCGCAGCAAGCGCACGTGCTGCTAATCCAACTGGAATTAAAGCAAGTGCCATGGCGGCCATTGTAGCCCCTAATAGAGCAACCTGTCTTGGGCCAATCTTATTTAACATCGGTAACGCAAATCTAACAACAAAAAGTGCTCCAGCAAGTGGTATCATTGCTGCAGATGCAATTACAAACGATGCCGCAGTTTTAGGGCTAACATCGGGCATCATACTTACTGCTCCTGCAATAATGATAGTATTTAATGACATAACTACCATTGCCTGCATGATCTCATTAGTGTTGTTTGCGTTCAAGAACTTATTCATTAAACCCGAGAACTGCCATGCATTGATTAATTGAATAAAAATCTGACCCTGTATATAGAGTGCTGCAGAGATTGCTATAAATGTTAAAAGTTTAGAACCATCTGGAGTAGCCATACCTGCAAGTGCATATGATGTTGCAACTACCATGGTTACCATGGCCATAATACCTGCTGTAAAAATTAAAAGTTTCTGTGTCGATCGAAAAAGACCGTCACCTGATTCACCGTTTAATAAAGGCTCAATCGCTTTCATCATAGGTACTAAACCTGCCATGATTAGAGTACCCATGGCTATGTCTTTTACAGAAACACCGCGCGTTGCTTGGAATGCCTGTGATAATGTGAATACACCAAAGCCAACCACTGCAATTAAGCCACCAAGACCTAGCATCTTTTCAATAGTAATACCAGTCTTTAGTTTGGCTCCTTGATCGACGGTCTTTTTCATAAGAACGTCTTTAATGTCTTTAAGTACTGCTGTATTTTCTGCTATACTAGCGGCTAGACCAGAAGTAACAGAAAGACTAGTCTTTGAGATTTCCTCAATCCTAGTCATTGACTCCTTAGTCTCAGCAGCAATATACTCAATCTTCGATAGTAAAGAATTAGTGCTTATTGCATGGCCAATGAGTATCTTATCAGTATTTTGATTTGCCATCTAGTGTTTAAAAAATTATACAGATCTTTTAGCTTCTTGCTTAGCAGCTTTCAGTATTTTAGTCAGCTCATCACTGTCCATAGATGCTAATTCTTGCTCTAGATCCTTTCTTGTTCTTGAATCTTTCTCAAAGTCAGATATAGTTCGATCATCAGATTCTCTCTTATCTATTAGACTTTCTATTTGAGCTTGAATCTGATCTACTTTCTCTTGAGCTTCAGCTGCATGATGGTCTAGACCCTGTCTTTCCAGCTTTTTAACTTTAGCCTCTGCCTTCTTCTTAAGCTTTTCAAGTTCTTTAAGATTGGCCTTTGAGATCTTTCTATTCATGTAAGCATTTTTGATCTGTGGACCAAAAGCAATACCTATACCTGCAATAGCAAATGCTAGTGTAATAGGGTCTACGAACTCATTAATCATAGCCTCATTTAAGAACTGGTTATAGCCTTTAATCTTCTTCATACTGGAAATTATAATTTATTGTATATATCACACAAAAAAATAAGGAGACGCAGGGTCCCCTTATTCTTTAGTTTACATTTTCGGAACTTTGATATTAGGTACCTTGATATTAGGTACTTTCATTCCGCTTGCAGCTCCGCCTGCTGCTTCGTTTTGGCTCTTGTTCGCCTCGTTCTCTTTCTTTAAGTCGTCAATTAAATCTTTGACAATGTAATGGTATTCATAGTATTCCATCTCGTTAAGCTCTGATGGCTGTATATGGAGATGTTTATACACATAAAACCTAACTTTAAAGAAGTTCTTGAGAGAGATCTTGAACAATGAAAAGAGATTTGATGCCGTCACGAAAGTTGATAGGAATAGAGGCCTCCTCGTCCTCTACCACGACTTTCATCTCTGGTTGTATTCCTATTTTCATTTGCTCTGCCAACTTATATAGTAATAAATATTTCTTGTTCTCCCAACCGTTCATTTCAACCTCAAGCTCCCAAAGTCTTTTTTGATTGAAAGTTCTCCAGTCTGTAGCAACGAAAGGTGCAATCTGTAGAAGTGATTGGTCTATCTCTTGCTCTTTATCTCTACGCTCCTTGATATATCTTGTAATTTCTGACATTACACCAATTGAAGGCGGTCTCATTATGATTTCACCATAAGATCTAGTTTTGATCAAGAATGCTTTATGCTCTTTGCTGTAATACTTCTCAAGCTCTGCTGGAATATCGAAATACTCAAAATATTCTCTTTTGATTTCAATCTCATGTTTAACGCCTCTTCTGTTAGACCAATCAACCTTAAGGCTGTTTTCTGGTTCTGGGAATGTTAAATCTCTAATTGCTAGAATCAAGATAAATCTATCCTCTTCACATATATCTTTAAATGAAGTTCTAGACTTTTCGTTGGTAACCTTTGTACAAGATTCTACAATTGCATTAAGCTTCTCGTCAATGTCCAATAGATTGTTTTCATCCATTGTTGAGAAATGTCTAATCTCAGCTACCTTTGCAGATCTAATTTGTATGGTTGTTCCTTCTGGATAGAATCTACCTCTAGATGGTAAGCTATCTAATGGTAAATCGTGCCAGCCTAATAGATTATCTGATTTCTCAGGAACGGCTGGTCCAAAGTTTGCCATGTTGACAGAGCCTAAACCCTGTTTTTCTACAGCAGCTTCCATAGCATCTACCTCAGCATTTGCCTTTTGATCTTGATGCACATTGGTGTTAACACCTTGATCTTTAGCATCTAACTGTTTTGCTAGTTCTTCTTGATTCATATTGTTGTTGTCTTTCATGTTACTTATCTTTTAAGTTTTTAAGGTCTCTTTTTATAGTTGTTTTTTCTTCGGCTGAACGTTTACTCAGTTCTTGTTGGATTAATATACGTATGAACGCACTGATAGAAACTGGTCTTTCCTCCTTTTCTAATGCATCATTCAATATAATCCTATTGACCTGATTAACCTCATCCTCTGTCAAAAGTACTTGCAACTTCTTTGTCAGTTTATGGTTGTTCATAGTATATTATGTTGGTATTGTAATATGTTTCAAGTTTAAAAAAAGAGAGAGACTTTTTAAGGCCTCTCTCCTTATGTATTCTAAATACTTATTAGTTTAATTCTTCAGCGTATACGTCACTTCTCCATGTAACTTCAAGAGTTTGTGGATCAGTTGTCTCGTAGCTTAATTCTCCAGTGAAACCTATACCTGATGTAATGAAACAATCATCAAGTGTTACTTTTCTGAAGATGTCACCTTCTCTGTTGAATTGAACAATTACGATCGTACCAACATAATTCTTTTTCAAGCCCATTTCACCAGTTTCTGGGTTGTATGCATTTCTGTACCATTGTCTCATGGTCTTATACAAGTAAGCTTGATTTGAATCATTTAGGTTTAACGTAAAGTTAACTGTTACGTCAATCGCAGTACTGTCAGGCATACCTGCATAAGATCTAGTTGAGAACTTATACTTCTGCTCGACTGCCGCAACTTCTCTATGAAGTTGTTCCAAACCCGAGATTGAGTTTATGTGTTGTAATAACAGTGATTGACCCGATACGTTTGCTGGAGGTAAAATAGTTACCTCAAACAGGTTAGCTTGTACTGGTTCGAACTGCTTACCTTTCTTGCTGGTTTGGTCTTCTGAATAATGTGGTAAAGCCATTTTTATCTTTCTTTTATTTTATATATCTTTCGTTTCTTATGCAAAGTTTCCTGTTGCGATTTCACCAGTGTTCAAAATAGTAACACGTGATACAAGAATTTCAAGACCTTTAACCGGTTCAACGTATGTATCTAAGATACCCATGTTGTTATCGATTACTTCGTTAGTGTTATTTGTAGTGTCCATAATGTTTCTATAGTCGTAAACACCACCGTCTTTCTTAACCGACTCCATGAAGTTGTCAGCTAGAGTTTGGATCTCTAATCTTGTTTGTGCGTTGTTAAACTCGAACAAGTAGTTTTGTAAGATTGCAGCTAGACCGTCTTCGATGTAGATCATTGCTTCTCTTACGTGAGCTGATGAAAGAGCTGACTGGATTGACTGTTGAGCAGTCTTGTTACCTTTAATTACAATACCAACTCCTCTTTCGAATACGATTGGGTTGTAACCAAATGGCTCAAGTACGTCTCTGTCATTCTTGTCGAACGCAAATTCAACACCTTGTACGCCAGTACCACCTACAACACCTCTTCTTGGACCTGCCACGATTGACCATGGTAGAGCGTCAGAATACTTGTCGATGTAGTTGTTTGATACGTATGCTGCTGGTGGAATTACTTTAGTTCTTCCGTTCTCTAATACATTCAGACCTGGACCGTAGTAGAACGCAAAGTTTGCGCCTTCGTTTAGTGAAGGTAGAGTGTATAGTGCAGTTGGGTTAAGGTTTAAGTTACCACCTGTTCCAACGTATCTTGTTTCAAATTCACCGGTAAACTCATTCATGAACGATGGGTTTTCAGAGTTTTTAAGTTCTTTAACCATCGGTGCATTCAAGATCGCACTTGCATTTTGTCTCTCTTTACAAAGTTGAGCAATTTCTTCTTTGTTTAAGATACCGCCAGCTTCTAATGAACCGAATGTATCAACAACGTATCTGAAGTCGATTGCGTCTTTGTCGATAAGAGTATTAGAAAGACCGTTACCTGGCTTTAACATTGTTAAAAGCTCTGCAATTGTCTTATCAGTTTGAGTTGCACCTTCGATCGGGAACATCTTGTAAACTTCAGTTGCTTCTTCGTATGATCTAAGAGCATACTCTGGCTCAACTGACATGTTTCTGTGACAGATAAACTCGAATGAGTATTCTGTGTCTCCGTTACCGTCAACTACTGGTGTTAACTTCTTAATTTGCTTGATTCTAGCCAAATCGCCTTGATCTGCATTTGTTGGTAAGTACATACCAACTTTGATGTGCATCATCTCGCTATCTGAATCTAGTGGATTGTAGTTCGGGTTGAACGCTGGTTCAGAACCACCTGCTAGAACTAGTTTAGACATTGTGAAGATACCCGCACCTTTGTCTAAGAATGTCCATCCTGTTGGGAAAACAGCTGTTCTTGCGTTTGCGCCAATTGTTACTACGTTAAATGGATTGTTAAGTGTATCACCAGTTACTGCTCTTGAATAAGACGTTAATGCAACTGCTGTTTGTCCAGAGAATACTGAAGCTGAGAAGCCGTCGTTACCGTCTGGTGAAATAACAACCTTATTAGGATCTGAAGTATCGATGTTAGCAATCTTAACGTACTCACCTAAGTTTTCTGAAGGTAAGAATGTTGTACTGTTTACGTCGTTAGCAACCCATGATGCTGAAACGCCCGCTGCAGTAATCTCTAGTTCACCATCGTTGTTGATACTTAGAACTGCTGAGTTAAATGCAGCTGGAGCAGCTACTGCGCTAAAGTTTTCGTAGATAGACTTGCTTGGAGCATCACTACCTGCGATTGTTAGAGTAGAATCAGTACCGTCATCTGTAACTACGTCAATCTGTACGTATTCATCTGCGATTTCTGAGTATAACCATTCTCCTGCTTCAATGCCAATTGCTTGTAGCTGAGCTGCAGTGATGTTTCTAATAATCATATCACCACCTGCAGTGATTTCAACGATTCTACCATCAGGGTTAACGCCATCTGTTAATACAACACCGTTATTTACGTCTTCTTGTACTACTAAGTGTGATAGTAATTCATAGTCTTGGTAGATGTTAAAGTCTACACCAACCATGTCGATTGCTGCAATTGCATCTTCATTAACCGCACAGAAAAGACCAGTTCTTCTAGCCTCTCTATTGATTAGGGTCTCGATGTAAAGCTGACGACCTTCGTTGTCTAAGAATTCTGGAATCATTGAACCAGTGTATTGAGCTATTAACTCAACTTCTCTCAGTGCTGTGAAGTTAGATAGAAGATCTTTTCTAAGACCATCACCTGTAAACATTGCACCGTAAACTGGATCGTTGTTTAATTCTGTTGAATCAAACTTACCTTTGAATACTAATACGTCGATCATATAGTCTGATACGTATTCTAGTGGATCTACACCTTCTGGTACATTACCTTCACCATACCACTCTCTTGCTGTTACGTTAAAACCGTCTGTGTTTGCAGCTTGTCTAACGATGATTGTGATTGGATCTTGCTTAATGTTTACGAAAGTAAGAGCGTTTGTTGAAGATGCTGTAGTGTTACCAGCTATTGCTAGTACTTTTTCATCATCTGGTGCCCAGAACTTACCGGTATCGAAAGCCTTGCTAAACTCATCAGTTAGAGTTGCAGCAGTTAGACCTTGATCGCCACCTGCAGTTACTGGTGAAACGCCGTTGATTAGATCGTTTTCGTCTTTTGCGGTTAGGTTCATTGCCAAGATTGGGCCTCTTGAAAGAGCTTCAAGCGCTGATCTGTGGAAGAACATTCCTTTTCTTTCTAAAGACTTGTCAATACCGCCGAATACTTGAACGAACTGCTCAGTATCTTCGATTAAGACTGGTGTGTTGTAAGGTCCTTTTTTAGAACGACCAACAACTAGTCTAATAGTCTCAGAAGGAATATTAACCGTCTGTGATTTGTCGAACTCTAGACGATATACGCCTGAGCTCTTGAACTGTTGTAATTGAGGACTTAATGCCATTGTTATTTGTTCTTTTTTTTTAGATTCTTTGTTTATATATCTGTGCTACTCACGTTTTTTACTTCAGTAGATCGTAAATATCGAATTGTAAATCTCCTTGTGCGTCATTGTCTTTATAGAGTACTCTTTCCATCTCTGTGTGTAGGCTATCATCAATCACGTCAAGTAGTTCTTCAATGTAGTCTGCGTAGTCAGTTGTGTTTAAAAATTCAGTCGCAGTAATGGCAGTAATGATAATATCGTCATGTCCCATTTGAGCTGCATAACCACCACTTCTACCTTTACCAAAAAGACTAGCTTCTTGTACTGTTTCTTCGTCTGTTATATTTATTCTATTGTTCTTATATAATTTTGCAAAGTTCTGACAGAAAATTGCTTTATTATCTGCTTTTAATTTAATACCTGGTTTAAGAGTTCTAGAATCATGTCTGTGTTTAAATCTTACAATCATCTCATCGTCAAAGTCATTTCTTTGTGGAAACACGGTTGATAGGTATTTGAATAAGACTGTACCGTAAGTATTGTATTCCACAATCATCTTCACGTTTTCGTTGTAGAAGACTTCAACTGCTAAAGTATAAAGTATCTTTGCAAAGTCTTCAATCACATGTTCATTACTTCTAAAACGACCAACCTGCTCTAGTTTAAAAAAGTCATACATTGCACCTGGATTATTTACCAGGTTAATCTCTTTGGTGGTCATCGGTTGAATCTCAAAGATATTAATTACCGAGAAGTCACCACCGTTACCTTCAGCAATATCTACTGTAAATAGCCAGTAGCGATCTTCGGTTCTACACTCTTCAACGTCAAAATCTGGGTGGAATTCTAAGAAGCCTTCCACATCAATGCTAATATCTTCGAATTGATCTAGCTCTCGACTGACGTATTTTGTTTTTGACTTACGCATCTTCTTTAAGTCAACCGGGTCTAAGAGTAAATTAGATGAACTAACAAACTCATTACCATACTGTCTATTAAAAGCTTCAATAGAACCTAAATTCGCGAGCTCTCTATTGTACCATTCATCATCTCTGTCTGGGTGTTCCCACCAGTCAATTCGCATTGGGTGATATTCATTCTCATTTCGTTCCGCAGCAGCATAGATCTGATAGAACTTATTAAAACCATTTGGTGTTGAAGTAATCGTGATCCTTGATACCTTAGATGCTGAAAGCGTTGGATAAACGTTTTCATAGAACGCATCTACAATCGCAGGGTGAATATGTGCGAACTCATCTAGGAACAGGTTATGAATGGTAAAACCAATACCTGCTTTTGCTGTAGTTGATTGACCGGCCAGGCGACAACCGTTGTCACATCGCACGTTCATTACATCATACTTGATAATACCAGGCTTCATAAAGAAAGGTAAGTTCTCAACAACAACCTTAGTCTTATCAATAATTTCTTTTGTAGTATCTGACTTGTTTGCCAGAATTAGTGTATTCTTATCTGTATTAAATATTAAGTACCATGCATTATAGATTGATGCTGTAATTGTCTTACCCATCTGTCTGGATGCTAGTACAATATTAAAACGTTCATGTTGAAAATTACGTAACATACGCTTCTGGTAGTCACGCAGCATAACGTTTTTAATTCCATCATCTGTCATTACTACTGCATATTTCTCTGCAAAGTAGACAATGTCAGTGGCACATTTTGCCAGCTCTGAAATCTCAGCGTCGGTATATTCAAAGACGATGTTACCTCGGCGCAGGAATTGTTTACCCTCATAGAAAGGCATCTTCACTTTAGGTCTATACCCTTGGTCAAGTGCTAACAAAAGGTCATTAATCTGCTTAGTAGACCAGACAATACGGTCCGAGTCCACATCAGATTCACCCTTTGGGATCCATTTGTTATCTCCTACGTAATCGCTCATTCTTAGTCTTCTTTTTCGTCAACTAGGTACATGAAGTTAGATGGGATAACCATCTTTTGTATTTTTAGAGCTTTGAGTAAAAGGCCAACAATTAAGCCACCTGGCATAACTGCTATTGCACTTAACCCAATAGTCTTTAATACATCTTTAAGTTGATTGCCAATTTCTGTGCGCTCTTCGTCTGTTATCTCTTCTCCATGTCTTACGGATCTGTAGATTTTAGAAAAGGCATCTTTAGTTTCTTTACTCTCTTTTGCAAGAGCTTTAAAGAATTTAGAAGTTGACTTACCTAAACTTTTTAAACGTGTGTCCTCATTAACAAAACCTTCAAATAATTGTACTTTTCTCATCTTTATATTTCATCTGTTTCTACATCTTCAACATCTTCGATGTCTTCAATGTCTTGTTGGTTAATACCTTGCTGGATGGCATGCATTAGGTCTTTAGTTCCACGCTGTACGTTTCTGCTGCTACTGTCACCACCGGCTTCTTCAATCTCACGTTTGTCATCTCTCTTCTTATAGATCTCAATATCACGTGCTATTCTTTTAGTAGCCTCTTCAGCTGCCATCAGGTACATGGTTTGAGATTTGATGATGTCTAACATTGATTTCTGCAGAGTTGCAAGTACTTCAAACATTCTTGGTGCTAATTCACCATCGTCAATTGTTTGTAGCAATGTAGTCAGGGCTCTTTCACCAGCTTGGAGCTGATAGATTAATGATGACATTGTCATCTCATCCATCTTCTTTTTGGCTTGAATATATTCATCTTTCTCGATAATATCTGCATCGAGATAGAATTTCATTAGACTTGTAATGGTCTTCTTGGCCTTCTTGGTTGAGCTTGCTTTCATCTCACCATAGTTAGCCGGAGCCATTAGTTGTGTGTTTCTCTGTGTTGCTGGCAGGTCTCTTGGATCAGACTCAACGTCAATTGAGTCTTCGTCACCGATTAGATTATCAAGTTCACGTCTAATCTCGTCTGCCTGCTCAGATATACTTCTTTTATCTTCGCTCATAAGTTGTGCTTTTATATGCTATATATCTAGATTATCTAGACTGACTGTACCTTCTTAATTGAATTGAAGGAATAGCATTGTCGATTACATGTGCTAACTGCGAGTCTCTAACAACATACTGCTGTAAGACATTCATCTGTTGATTTTGACCTATTGTCTGGCCAAAGATTCGAATATTGGTGACATCTAGTTTAGCTGGTTGTAACATCCAGTTCTTAGTAGGTTCCCAGGTACGAGCATTCGTAAACGACTTGGTTTGATTTAGTTTAGAAACTAGAGTTTTACTAGAGTTGCTAGGTGCCTGTCTGTTGCTATTAGGATCTAGACGATATAAATTACAAGACATCTGCTTGTACTTATTGCTTAGATTATAGACTAGACCATACCAAACATTATTCTCAAGTGCTAAAGCACTACCGAATATATGTGTCCCGTTGTTTAGATAGACTTTAATGCTAGAGCCGTTGGTTGTTATTTTTAAACCATTTTGATTAGAATAGCCATCGATGATAACCTGTTCTGTTGTATCAACCAGCTTTGGTCTAAACCAAATAGTCACTGCAAGATTCTCTTCCTCTGTTAAGCTTGAAACCTTATTGTAAGCTACAAGTTCCATTGATTTATCCGGAGTTGAGTCTAGATCATAATTGTTCTTAGAGACTACAGTCCACTGATTTCTTAATTCAGCATCTGAGATTGTAAGTTTCTTGTGTAGTCTAGCTCTAACGCCGTCGCCGACCTCAGCAAATACAGTTTTGTACTGTGTTGGTTTAGTTACCTTCTCGAATTCTTCTTGTCTCTCTTCACCAAAGATTTCTTCTTGGCCAACTGTTAGATCTGCAAGTTCTTGTTCGACTTGTGTGTCCTCATGGATGTTGCTTGTACGTTCTTCATACTTGCGCAACATTAACTTCCAGTAAGTTAATTCCAGATTAAATTCATCAGCATATGCAACAGTGTTTACTTCATACATGCGATTAATTCTCGGGAAATAGAGATAGTCTCTGCTACGTGGACTTGGTCCAATACCAAATGCTTTCTCAAACTGAGTCTTGGTTAGATGAATTTCAAACTCATCAAAGCCCATACCAAAAATGTCGTAGTTGAACTCTCTTGTCGGGAACTCATTGCCCGGTACCATGATCTTTAACTCGGCCGACTCTTTTACGTTATAGAGTGAATACTCTTTCAAGATTACGTCGCGGCTGCGATTATCCGGCTCAACTCTAAAGTATTTTACTGGATGGCCCCACATTTCAGTTGAAACGTCTGAAATCTGACGATAGACTGAAGTTGGCTTAGTCAAGGCATAAGGATCCCACATCTCATCTGTACATTCTGCGATAATGTTTGCACATCCTGTCATTGCATAAGGATCTACACACTCGCCACAGAATTCTGGACAGCTGATAATTGTACCTGCTGCAGTACTCAATTCATACGTCAATGAGAGTAGTGTTATCTTGTTAACATTGCTCAATCTATCGACTTCCAGTCTAAGTTCAATCCAGAGTGGTTGATCTGGGTTAAAGTTAAGTCCTAACAGATCATAAGGCCCGTTGTTAGTCGTCAAAGGCAATAGCTGGCTCATTTCACCAGGCTCTTCACCCTGTGACCAACGGTATTGATAAGTAAAAAGATTATTTGCGTCTTCTGGTAAATAGAAAGTTAGACCGCTTGCCGTAAACGTAGGTGCTTCGATAACTGTAAACGTATTCGCGTCAACTACTTGATCGACTGTATAGTATTCGTTACCCACGATAAACTGATCACCTGAGCTTAGGTTTAAGTTCGTATTTGTGCCGGTAACTGTGGTGGATGCAGCTACAAAGTTAAGAGTACCTGAAGTGTTTGGTGTACTAACACCAACAACTGATGTCCAGCTTAAAACATTCTGTACGTTTAAGTATGGATTTTCTAGCTTTGCATATATTACATCACCGATCTGGTCTGCTGTAAAATTATTTACCATTGAGGCTTAAGTCTGTATTTTGTTTATATATCAGACTCAATATCAGTGATTAAAAGTATTTCTGGGTTATCAGTCTCATATGCCTCAAAATATTGTATCATAGCATTGAGTATAGTGAAGATTTCATTTGTGTTGTTTGCAACAAGATAGTTATCAATCTTATTCATTAACTCATTAGTCTTAACTACTTTAAAATATTCACCTGAGTTTAACAGATCCATCTTATTTAAAAGCTTATTAATAACATAAGTTTGATGGCTGTTAAAATGGTCAAAGACTCTGAAAGTACCTCTTAGTGTTTTAATACTGAACTTGATAGTTTTAATCTGCTCGATCTCAACTATGCGTTTATAGCTCATGTTCTTATTGAGATTGACTTTAAGCCATCTAAGACTAGTCATATTCTCAAAAATCTTTTTAATAAAGTAGATTGTAGTCGCTTCTTTGTGTAATAGACTTTCACCGACTGAGTCTATTCTGTTTAGATCATCATAGAAGTATTCGTTAACTACATTTTTAAGATCATTTGCGGAAATTAAGACTGACTCCTTAGCTAACTCTTTAGAATTATAATGGCGCTTGAGTAAGCCCCATAGTTTTAAATCTATTGAGTTATACTTGTAGAGTGTAATATCTACAACTTCTGAAAATGTATCTTTATTTTGAGTAAACATCAACCTGCTCTTCAATCTTTTTTAAGTCGGCGTATAGACTTTCTTTGGCAAACTGCTCAAGTTCTTTAAACTCTCTGTTGCCAATTTCGTTCTTCTCCATATAGATTCTAACGGCGCCTTCGCTTGGAGTATATTTATCCTTGGCCGTGGTCTTAGCCTTTTTAGTTTTAGTGTACCACCAGCCGGGCACAGACTTAAATCGCATAGCGACCATGCTCCAAGATTCTACAACTGCAGCTCCGTTGATCCCGTTGTGATTAAAGAGATTAGCGTTACTTGGGAACTTAATAGCAAAGAAGCGATTAATCATAAAGTGATGGCGCTTCTTGTTGTGGTTCTTAATTTTATCAAATTGATCTCGCTTCGTAAACATGATCTTTACGAAGTCAAATAGTTTAGTTTCGTCTAACATATTATTTTATCCAGTCTAAAAATGCTAAATGGTAAGCATCCAGTAAAGTAAATTCTGAGACGGATGAACGTTCTTTCCATATTTTTTCAGCACTCTCTTTGACTTCTAGCCTTAAACCATGTGCATTAGCCTCAGCTAAAATCTCTTGTATCGTAATCTCTTCTTGTAAAGTATGCATTAGAATAATTTGTTTAAGTTTTTAGTCTTAGGTGCTGCTTTTGTTTCTCTGTCCGTGCTCTTTTTACCAACCAGTTTCATCGGCTTTACAGGCTCTTCTTCTGGAATATCCATACCTGCAAATACATCTGGACCAGCATTATGCTTCTTCTCTAGCCAATCGGTACCTGCTAGGATCTTATCCATTTCAAGTAGAGTTTCAACGTTGTTTAAAGCACCTTCCCAGTCATTTTCAATGGCTGCAAAGATAGCTTTCTGAATAGCATCTGGAATAGTTCTAGTATGTAACAGCATCAATGCAATATTCTTAGTCAGGCCAGCCTTAATCAAGTTTGTATTACTGTGGCCGACAACTCTATAGATAATGTCTGAGAGTGCGTCTTTATGTTCGGTAGAGAATAGATAGTCGATTGTAAAATCTGCATGTTCTTTTGTAAACTGATCGTAGATCTTATCAGCCATCTTATCAGTAATTGAGTAGGTTCTCAACTTACCATTCTTCATCTCTTTCTGCCAAGTCACAACTGACTGGATGTTATCCGACTTGTCACCTACAAGCATCTTAGTAAAGATAAAACGATCACAGTCAACTTCTTCAATTGTAACTTTATTTTCTTTTACCCAGTCTAAGATTCTAGTCTGATAATCGTCTCTAAGCATATGCTGGCCACCCATGTTGAATAACATGTCGTCTCTATCCATTTTCTGTGCTGCAGACTTTTCCATGTCTTCAACAAAGCCAGGATATGCATACAGAGTTCTCTTAGTGTTATAGTACCAGATTGTATGTGCGTCGTTTGCAGTTGAATGATTAACTAATTGGATTAAGTCACGGTCACCAGTCCAAACGATACAGCTTTTGCCGCGATCGTTCAGCATTGTTGACCAACCAAAGAGAACATCATCTGCTTCAGCACCGCTGATCTGATGTACTGTTACACCATGCTCTTGCATGATCTTTTGGAATTCTTCATAAATTGAGTAAACTGCTGTCCAGTCTACGTCGCTCTTTTGTTTTCTAGTACCTTTGTATTCTGCTTCTGGGTATAGGTCTTTACGCCAAGACTTAGAGTCAACTGCAATGACAACGTCATCCACAAAACATTTAAGCTTGCGCATCTCAGATGCAAAGTCAATTGACAGTTTACGCATAAACTGTGCTTTTTGTTTATCATCACCTAGAAGCATACCGCTCTTAGGTTTAGGCAGAACAAAAAGGCGGCTAAAGACAAAGTAGTTGCCGTCTATTAATAGTGTATGTTTTCCCACCTTCATATTGTTATCTTTTACTTACAGTACAAATATAATAAAAATATTTGACACTGAAAAATTATTTTACAAAAATCTTGTTATTCTCTTACAATAGTCTGGATCTCGTATACACAGCTTAACATGGTTACAACAGGATCGATTACATGGACTCTTTGTGCTTGGTGCTTAGCCACTGTAATAATGATCTGTGGTATATGTTTTACGCTTTGAGATCTTTCTTGTTTTATATATTCGACAAAGTCATCGCCTAGTGTCTGTAAGATGTCATCTGTCTTTGAAGCGTAATTGCTTACCAAGAGCTGATAGTTCTTAGCTGGATCTGTCTCGTTAAAGATTAGATCAAAAACATCTTTATAGACTGAGTTGAAGCGTTTAACTTCTGCTTCAGTAATATGGTTTGTGCCTTGTGTTTTATAGCCTTGTAGCTTATTCAAGGTGCTTCTTAGATCTGGGAAGTTACGACGTACAAACTCAACTAATGCTGGTTTTTCAATTGTCATCTCTTCTTGGTTACAGATGTTATAAACACGCTTGATATATTTCTTAGTCAATTCAGCCTCTTCTTCCTTGTCAAAGTCAAAGTTAATTACTTCAAATCTGCTTAAGATTGGATCTGGTAATTTATTGATGTAGTTACATGTTGCAATAAAGCGGCTGTTACTTGCGAATGTTTCCATTGTTGCGCGCAGCGCTTTAAAGAACTGATCAGATACACCGTCAACCTCATCCAGGATTACAACTTTAAAGCTGCCTGGTTTGTCCATAATTGAAACCGTTGAACAGAAGTCAGTGATTCTAGTTCTAATCACGTCAACCGAAGTATCTGTTGATGCGTTAATATAAAGATAAGGCAATTCAAACTGATTAACGATTGCTTTAGCTGCTGATGTTTTACCAGTTCCAGGACTACCTGCAAACAGCATATTCTGAACTAGGCCATCTTTAAACTTATTCATTACACGATCTGGTAAGATCAACTCGCTTAAATCTTTTGGACGATACTTCTCTGTGAAGAGCTGGTTTATTGACTGCATATAAATTACTTTTGTATCTTATATGAAAGCTGGCCTCTTAGTTTCACTGATAGATAGTATATATGGCTAGATCTTACGCTGACATTAGAATTGAGAGAACCGGTGGTAGTTATCCAATCAACCGATACGGTATTAAACTGAAGCCTCTTCAGAAAAAACACCGCAGATTCTTAGTTGAGAATAGGCATATTAAAAAGTGGGCGGATGATGACCAGTTCATCCATTGCGTCCTTAGAATGCAAAAAGTCAGCACAAAGGATAGTACCGCTTACAAAACATACTTTGATTGGCATTCTAACGCGCCTGTTGACATTAATGGCTTAAAAGAGAGTGCTAATACAATCGACTGGCAATGTGCGCTCAGCGGCAAACCAATCAAGTCTAAGTTTATGAATTTTGATCTTGAGAACTTTGTCCACCCAGAATACCTAGATGTTTTAAAGGCTCCAATGGTTGACAGCCGAATCCTGAAAAGTTCAATTGAGTTTCGCCGTAAATGCAAAGAACTCCTGCTCAATGAGAGACAGGAGTTCCTTATGCTTGCCAAGAAAAACGCTAAGCGTAATCTTGAATAATATTACATTAAGTTTCTGAATCTATCAGCGATTGAAGCTGATTGAAAACCAAATGACTCAGTAAGAGGTTTACCAGCTGGAACGTTTACACTTGAAGTTTCAGTGTAAGGAATAGGTTTAGCTACCCAGACTACGTCATCGTCTGAACCATCTTCTTTCTTACCTTTGAAATCTTTTTGACCTTCATATTTTGGTTTTTCCTCGTCTTGATCAGTTTCTGCATTTCTAACAGTAACTTTTGCATCTTTTTCTTCAGCAGAAACAACTTTAAACCCTTCATTATCTGCAATGAATTCATCAGCTAGTTGTTTAGACGTTTTTTCGTTATTACCGCCACCATCTAGGTCTGTGATTTTTTGTTGAAGTTCAGCAATTTTAGTATCGAACTTAGCAGAGTCCTCATTGTTTGCTTCTGCATCAGCCTTTTTAGCTTTTTGAGTTGCAATTTGAGCTTCGAAATAAGTTTTCTGTGTTGCTTTAATGTCTTCTTCACTACCGCTATCCTTAACTAGGTCTAGTTCATTTTTAGCATCATCCTCTGCTTTCTCTGCAGCTTCAATAGCTTCTTCAGTTTTAGTCTTCTTAGAACCTGCTACTTCCAGAATATCATCATATTCGTTCAGTGCAGCTTCAATGTTACCATCAATATCGTCTTTAATACCTTGTGCTTCTGTTTCTTCTTTAGCAACACCAGCGTCAATGAATGTTTTGGCTGAGATTGCACCTTTAGCGGCATTATAGTCTTTCTCTGCTTTCTTGATAGCTGCTACCTGTTCGTCAGATGGATCTTCAGCATCAACAGCTTTAAGCGCGTTGATAAGAACATTAGACGTAGAATAGAGTGCTTTTAGCTTTTCATTAGCTTTCTTCTCTTTTTCTGAACCGGCCTGCGCTCTTTTTTCTGATTCCGCCTCTAATTCTTTAAGTTCTGCTTCTCTTTCTGCTTTCTTAGCTTGAGCCTTCTTATTCTCTTCTGCCATTTCTTTGGCACCTCTTTCTTTTAATTTTTTAGCAAAATCAGGATTATCTGATTCATCATACTTAAGCTGAACTTCAACTTTATCCATGATATGTTTTTGGTCCATTTCGGCCTTTATATCGCCTTTAGCTGTAGTCCACCTTTTTTTGATTAGTTCTGCTTCAATTGTATTAGCGTTTTCAAAATCAGTAAGTTTTGTTGTAATGTCTTGTAATTTTTTAGCGCCCTTTGCTTTAAGCTGTTCAAGTTGAGCATCTAACTTCTTACCAATTTTTGCCTCAATCTTGTCCTTCTGTTCTGCGAAAGCTGCATCAATTTGAGCTCTTTGCTCTCTTTTCTTTTCACCAGGAATGTTTAAATCTTTGACTTTAGCCTTCTTAGCGTCAAACTTAGCTTCAACTTTTTTAAGTAGCTGTTTAATCTTCTCATCTTTTTGTGCTCCGAATTGAGTTTCTGCTTCAAGATTAGCAAGTTCCTGTTTTAATTGAGACTTATATATTTTTGGCCAAGCTGCACTTAGTTTTGCAAAGTTTTTCATAGACTTGAAAGTCTTCATCATCTCTTCAAAAAACTTATTCTCGTAAATAGGTTGTAAAAGTGCTTCTTCAATAATAGCGTCAACTTCTATCATAAGCTCCTCTTCAATTCTATCTGAGAGCTTTGCTAGATTATCAATGATACTGTCTACATCTTGAATAATTTCAGATCTTGTAGTATCTGAATTACTTGGTTTAGCATCTACTGTAACTTCAGTAGTTTCTTTTTTTACTGTAGCATTATTAGAAACACTTTGATCCACGTTAGCAGTCTCAAAGTCTTCAAACATTTTTATTCTAGTTTTAAATTTCATCATACTTGTATTTTTTTAAGTAGCTATAGACTATATATCAGGCTTCTATTTAAAAAAAAGAGGCCCTCAAATGAGAGCCTCTCCTATATAAACGTTTTATCTAGTTAAAGATTATAGTTCAACGTTTTCAACTTTGAACTCAACGTATTGAGTTTCTGGGTGGAATCCAGCTTCAACCAATGCGAATCTAGACTTAACAGCTACTTTAGGAGCCAT